ATAACATCTCTCTGTTCATTCAATATATGATTAGTAGGCATAAGCAAAAGTATCTTGTACCTAAGGATCAGATACTTTACCTAAAAGATCTTTCAGCTAACAGAAGTGTATATCAAGACTATGGTTGGAAGAACACCGGAACAATATTCAAATCCCACCTAATCAGTTATGCAATTGAGTTCTTAAGAGAGGAGCTTGATACAGAAGTTGATGAGGATGGTAACATTAAGAAGATAACCTTTGGGGTAGAAAGAATCCCGGATCCTATGTTATTAAAAGAAATGGCGTCATATCATGAGGGACTCAATGTGGATAGATTAGTAGCCTTCTCCTCTTTAATAGCCTTCGCTAAGGTACAACAAGCCAATAGAGGTTACATAAAAAGAAGAGACGAAGAGAGCTACAAAAACTTGGAAAAGTCAGAAAATTTGTATAAATTAAATAAGAGCCCTTTCACTCATGTAGGGGGTTCTACAAAGAAAAGTTCTAATAGAGGAAGATCAGGTAGAAATCCCTTTAGGAACATCAAATAACTTAGTTAATTATGGCTACAGTATTAAATGCAATGGACTTGAAGTCAGGTAAGAAAGCTGACTACAACAGAATGGGTACTCTTACTCAGCCGATCCAGTTTATCCCAAACAAGGATAAGGATGAGGATTGGGCAGCCTGGAACATGGATTGGTTTGAATGGCAAGGTCTTAAGCAACTTAAAAGGAATGCTCGTAGATTCCTTAAGAATTATAAGTTAGCTAATGGGATTATAGATAAGAGTGATTACATTGTTGAAGAGGATAATGAATACAATGATATCCTTCAGCAATTAACAGAAGAAGATACTGGAGCTTTAGAGCTTAAGTTCTATCCAATCATACCAAACGTTTTAAATACTTTAGTTGCTGAGTTCTCAAAGAGAAGTAGTAAGGTTGTATTTAGAGCTGTTGATGATGTGTCATACAATGAGATGATGCAACAACGTTATCAGATGATTGAGCAGAATCTTGTTCAAATGGCTCAGACTAAGTTAGTAGCTAGGATGGAAGAGTCCGGTGCTGACCAAAATGATCCTGAGGTACAGAAACAAATGCAGGAGCAAATGAGTCCGGAAGCAATTAAATCTCTTCCGGAAATTGAAGAGTTCTTCAAGAAGAGTTATGTGAATATAGCAGAAGAGTGGGCTCAGCATCAAATGGAAGCAGACATAGAAAGATTCCATATGGATGAGCTTGAGGAGAGAGGGTTCAAAGATATGCTCTGTACAGATAGACAGTTCTGGCATTTTAAGATGATGGAAGATGACTATGACATTGAGCTCTGGAATCCAGTACTTACATTCTATCATAAATCTCCGGACACAAGATATATCTCTGAGGGAAATTGGATTGGAAAGATTGACATGATGAGTGTAGCTGACGTCATTGACAAGTATGGTTGGGTGATGACACAGGATCAAATGGAGGCTTTAGAAGCCATCTATCCAACAAGGGCTGCCGGTTACTCTATACCTGGTCAACAGAATGATGGTAGCTTTTATGATGCTACACAATCTCATTCTTGGAATACAGAAATGCCTTCTCTAGGAATGCGCCAATATCTATCTACTCATGATGGAGGATTTCAAAATGGTGCTGATATAGTATCCTGGATCCTTGGAGAGTCTGAGGACTTTGCTGACTTTGGAAATGCACACCTTCTTAGAGTAACTACAACTTACTGGAAAACTCAAATGAAAGTTGGCCACCTCACAAAGATTGATGAGTTCGGCGAAATTACACAGGATATTATAGGGGAAGACTATAAGATCACAGATAAGCCTTTATACAATACAAATCTATTTAAGAACAAGAGTAGAGAGAATTTAATCTTTGGAGAACACGTTGATTGGATCTGGTTGAATCAAGTAATGGGTGGTGTTAAGATTGGTCCCAATCATGGAAGTTATTGGGGAATGACTGACCCAGGAGGTGTTAATCCAATGTACTTAGGTATTAATCAGAATCACATTGGTCCTATCAAATTTCAATTCAAAGGAGATAAGACCCTATATGGATGTAAACTTCCAGTAGAAGGAAGAATATTCTCTGACAGAAATAGTGCATCTACTTCCTTTGTTGACCAAATGAAATCTTGGCAGGTTGCTTACAATATTGTGAATAACCAAATAGCAGATATACTAATTGATGAACTTGGTACAGTTATTCTTTTAGATCAGAATGCCCTACCAAAACATTCAATGGGTGAAGACTGGGGTAAGAACAATCTAGCCAAAGCATATGTGGCAATGAAAGATTTTCAAATGCTGCCTTTAGACTCAAGTATTTCTAACACTGAAAATGCATTAGCATTTCAGCATTATCAAAAATTAGATCTTGATCAGACAAATAGATTGATGTCTAGAGTACAACTAGCCAATTACTTTAAGCAGCAAGCATATGAGAATATTGGTGTTAGTCCTCAAAGGATGGGGCAAGCTATTGAACAAGAGACTGCAGAAGGTGTACGTGCAGCAGTTAATAATTCTTATGCACAAACTGAACGTTATTTTACAGAGCATTGCGATCATCTAATGCCAAGAGTTCACCAAATGAGAACTGACCTTGCTCAGTGGTATCAGTCTAGAAACCCTTCTGTAAGATTACAGTATTTGACATCTAATCATGAGAAGATGAATTTCCAGATCTATGGGACAGATCTTCTATTGAGAGATCTTAATGTACATGCAAGTACTAAGGCTAACCATAGGAAAGTTATGGAAGAGCTCCGCATGCTAGCTCTAAACAATAATACTTCTGGAGCATCTATCTACGACCTAGGAAGCATTATTAAAGCTGAATCAATTGCTGAGATCACTGAAGCAATGAAAGCTGCTGAGCAGAAAGTGCAACAACAACAACAACAAGAACAACAACATCAGCAACAAATGCAAGAGCAACAAATACAAGCTCAAGCTCAAGAAAAACAAGCTGATCGTGATTACAAAGCAATGGAAGAAGAGAAGGATAGACGTAAAGATGTTCTTGTTGCTGAGATTAGAGCTGCCGGTTATGGAGCAATGATGGACCTCAATGAGAATAAGCAATCTGACTTCCAAGATGAGATGGAAAGAATTAGAGAGAGTGATAATTATGAATCTCAGATGGCTATTGATAGTGATAAAGAGGAGACCAAACGTCAGCAACACAGTGAGAAGATGGACATTGAGGAACAGAAATTAGCAAATCAAAAAGCTATATCTGATAACCAATTAAGAATAGCTCAAGAGAATAAAAATAAATATGATATGAAAGCAAAACAGGGTGGTGAAAAGAAAGGTCCAAGTAAGAAAAAATAAACTATAACCATATAGTAAGATTTTTCTTATTTTGGATTTCCTCTTTTTTAAACTTTCCTGGTTTAATTAACTAAATTTGCTTATATTATTATAGAGGCATTAACCAACATAAAACCAAAAAAACATGTCTGACAACACTGACACAATAGTTGAACAATTAACCGTAGAGGATATTGACAACTTATTAGGGACACCAGGAGGTGACGATATCATGACTGATCCCAACGCTGAAAAGCGACCAGAGTTCTTTCAAAAGGACCTAGTAGATTTGACAGTACTAGATCCACCGGATAAAAACACACCACCTGTGAAAACAGAGGCGGAAGAGGAAGAGGAAGAAGAACCCCTTGCTGAAGGAGAAACTCCAGAAGTTAAAGCTTCAGATGCTGATACTACATTTGAGGATTTAGTAGACGCGGTTGATCCTGAGAACAAAGGGGGAAGACCTCCACTAGATAAAGGCGGAATGGCTCAACTAGTAGAAGGTCTTATCAAGCAAGAGAAACTTGTACCTTTTGATGATGGAAAAGCTTTAGAAGATTATACTCAAAAAGATTTTGAGGAACTTATTGAGGCTAACATTTCAGAGAGGGAACGTAAAATTAGAGAAGAGACTCCTGCTGAATTTTTTGATTCACTTCCCCCAGAGATGCAGTATGCTGCAAAGTATATAGCAGATGGTGGAAAAGATTTAAGAGGTTTATTCGCAGCTCTAGCTAGAGTAGAGGATAACAGAAGTCTTGATCCTGATAATTCAAAACATGCTGAAAGCATAGTAAGAAATTATCTTTCAGCAAAGCAGTTCGGTACTGCAGAAGAAATTCAGGATGAGATTGAATCTTATAAAGATCTTGAAAAACTTGAGGCAAAAGCAAAACAGTTTAAGCCAAAGTTAGATAAGATGCAAGAAGAGGTTGTACAACGTCAAGTGGCTGAGCAAGATCACAAGCGTCAACAACAAGAGCAAGCTTCCATGAACTACATGAACAGCGTTTATGAAGTTCTTAAGGACGGAGAATTGAATGGGGTTAAACTAAATAGCAAGATGCAGAACATGCTTTATGCTGGATTAACCCAACCAAATTATCCTTCTATATCAGGGAAGCCAACAAACATGCTTGGACACTTGCTAGAGAGACATCAGTTTGTAGAACCAAACCACGGATTAGTGGCAGAAGCTTTATGGTTGCTCCAAGATCCGGAAGGATATAGAGCTGAGATCTCAAAGGGTATTAAGAATAAACATGTAGAGGATACTGTTAGGACCCTTAAAACTGAACAAGCTAGTAAGAATAGCGGATCCGTAGGTGAAGAGCCTGAAAACAAAACAAGAACTACAAAGAAACCAGGCTTACAAAGACCAAGTACTGATTTCTTTAAAAGAACATAAACAAGTAACAATTAATAATTTAAACAATTCAACATGGCAACTCCAGTATTAAACAATGGGATTTTCTTGAGAGACACGCAATATAATGCATCCTCTCATGTAGATTCATATCACCTGGTTAACATGCTGAAGACGGCAGAACCAATGGATCTAGGTCCAGTGGATATCTGGGCCATGGCTCAGAAAGTGGAGATGCCGCTCTATCAGATGTCTTCCTTTGGTGGTAAGAATGTTATTATGGTTGACAATGCTCGCGGTGAGTATAAGTGGACAACTCCTGTATCACAGGATCTCCCTTATATTATTGAGGACATTGAACCAGGTAATGTTAAAAAGGGTCAAGATGGTACTACCTTCAAGATCAAAATTAACAAGCGTGAATTTGGACATGGTGATATTATCACTTATGACAAATACAATGGTTGTGAATTATACGTGACACATGATGATATCCTTCCTATGGGAGATGGTTTCATCTATACAATGCGTCTTGTAAACAATGACAACTTCAAATTTTTGGATAACAAATTCCTTGGTGAAGGAACTAAGTTCTTCAGAAAAGGTTCAGCTAGAGGTGAGTATGGAGAGAGATTCTCTGACATCTCAACAGGTGCTGGATTCCGTGAGTTCTACAACTTCGTAGGTGGAGCTGAAGCTCACGTACACTATTCAATTTCTTCTCGTGCTGACATGATGCTTAAAGGCGGAATGAATGCAGATGGTACAGTACCAGTTACTGAGATCTGGAGAAACTTTGATAAGAACATGAACCCTTCTGTAACTTCTTTAGAAGGTATGGTTAGCTCAATGGGGAAAAATTATGTGAAGTCTGCCATTGATAATGGTACACTTTCTCGTACTTTCCTTACAGGTCTTGAAGCAGCTCACTTGAGCAAAATTGCTTCTGACATTGAGACTTACTTAATGTGGGGACATGGTGGTAGAATTCGTCAAGACGGTCCAGATGATCTTAGATTATCTGTTGGTCTTTGGAAGCAGTTGGATAACTCTTTCAAAAGAATCTACAACAAAGGTAACTTCACGCTTGATTTATTCAAGTGCGAGCTTTACAACTTCTACCAAGGTAGAGTTGAGTTCAACGGTCCAGATCCTAAGCGTCAGCTTGTGGTACAAACTGGTATCGGTGGAATGAAGCTTGTTAATGAGGCTATCAAGAAAGAAGCTAATGCAGCTGGTCTTGTAATTGATGCTTCTGATATCGGTGCAATCACTGGTGGTGGAATGGATTTAGGATTTGGATTCGCGTACACAAGTTATGTGATCCCATTCTTAGCTAACGTTAAGTTTGTTCTTAATCCAGCATTTGATAATCTTCATACAAATGATATTGAGAACCCAATCATTGATGGTCATCCATTAAGCTCTTATAGCTTTGTGATCTTTGACATCACTGATTCAGGAAATGACAACATCTTCTTGTTGAAACTTTCTTGGGATAACCAATTGAAATGGTGGTATCAAAATGGTACAATGGATTACATGGGGAAAACTCAAGGGTTTACATCTTCAGGTCAATTCAATGGTTACAGAGTTTATATGACTCAGTGTATGCCAGC